CGGCGGCGGGGCATTCTCTGGAAAAGACCCCACAAAGGGTGACCGCAGTGCAGCATACATGGCCCGGCATATTGCAAAGAACGTTGTGGCATCGGGTCTGTGCGACAAGTGTCAGGTTCAGTTGGCCTATGCGATCGGCATGGCACTCCCGGTATCCCTGCGCATCGACACGTTCGGGGCCAATGTGGATGAGGAAAAGCTCTGCAATGCAGTAGACCGCTGCTTTGAACTGACCCCGCTGGGAATCATTGATGCCCTGAACCTGCGCCTGCCTATCTATGAACAGACATCCGCCTACGGCCACTTCGGCAATGTAACGGGCGGCAATTTCACATGGGAGAGCACCCACAAAGCGGGGCTCCTGCGCAGAACGTATAACACGCTGTAAGAAACAAGGCAAGCCTCTTTCCCCGTGGGCGGGGAAGATGGCGAAGCCCATGATGGGAGGTTTAGACATGGCACAGGAAGACAAGAACGTCACAATTCCCCCGGAAATGATGCAGGAGATCGTACGGGTGGCATCGGAAACAGCCATTGAAAAGTTCCAGCACGAAGCGGAGCGGAACCGAAAGGCCGTCAAGGATAAGCGCCTGCATAACACCAAGCTGCTGCTTCAGAACTACCACTGCTTTGTAGAACATAGCAAGAGTGCCGTGTATGAAGCCAGCCAGCTCTCCGAGGATGACGACTTCGAGGAGTTGATGGAGGAGCTGATGAGTCAGAGCGACGGCAGGGTGAGGGTCCCGGTGGTGAGGAGCATTCAGGAGAGCGCTGCCCACACCCGCATCATCGTGCAGCACATCGACCGTATGCTGGAATACTACAAGTTCCGCTGTGAGCATTCCAAGCGTACGGAGGAAATGCGTCGGTATCGGACGATTTACGACCTCTACATTGCCCCTGAACCCAAGACTCAGCAGCAGATCGCCGATGAAGAACACGTCGATTTGTCAACCGTGTTCCGCGACCAGAAGGCGGGTATTTCCAAGTTGAGCGCCCTGATTTTTGGATGGTTGGACTAAAATTTTGGCAAAGTTGCAAAAAAGTTGCTATTGCAGTGCCATTACCACTGTGGTAAGATACGAAGCGTGAACCGATGTGTCACCCCGGAAAAACCGCGAGTGGCACATCCGGCCTCGTATCAAGCTGCGAAGCCAAAATATTTCGCTCCGAATGCAAAACCGATTGACTCCGGTGGGTAAAGGGTTAGAATGAAGATAGGCCCAAAATCTTACCGAAAAGGTCAGGAGGTACGACAGATGGAACGAAAATCCGATAAAGTCAGACGTCTGGTTGCAGACGGCGACTTCAAAGGGGCTTTGCGGATTGCAAAGGACTTCAGGCTCGGCATCACGAAGGAGCAGTCCTCCACGATGACAAGAGCGTATGAGTGCATGGTCCACGGAAGATTCTACAAGCAGCTCGGCTATGATCTCGATGAGAAGATAGCTGAGGGCGTGAAGATTCTGGTGGGCTTGTACGGAAGGAGCGAGGCACATGATTTACACCAGCCGGTACAGTAACCCGGAACTCAAGACCGGGAACTACACAGTCGTTGGGATAACACGGGGAGCGCCTAAGTTCCCCCTTCGGTATACGCTTGCAGGCAACATCATGGAAATCGCGCCGCCGGGTTATCTGTTCAACGAATACAACCGGGAGCGGTTCACGCCGCCCTACTTCCAGCACATGGACAGAGTAGGGACGGCGCGGATTGCTCAGATTCTCCAGCATTATGAGGACATGGGCAAGCCCGTGGTGCTTTGTTGCTACGAAGATGTCCGAAAGCCCGGAGAGTGGTGTCATAGACTGGTGTTCGCAGAATGGTGGCTCCAAAGAACAGGAGAAATGATCGAGGAGTTGCCTGACCCGTCACCAAACAAGTGGGCGAAACAGCCTGAACCGCAGAAAGTGGTTGAGCCTGATGTTGTCCAGATGAAAATGTGGTAATACCCGCTGGTAGCTCAAAAGGATTAGAGCATACGCCTCTGAGCGTAAGATTGGAGCGTTCGAGTCCTCCCCAGCGGTCTAACCATAGACTGGGAGCTGTGTCAGAAATGGCATGGCTCCCATTTTTTATGCCTACGAACAAGGGTTTTCCAGACGCTCACGTCTTTGGAAACAACCCACCCTCTGGAAAGCAACTGCTCCAGTCGAAACCAGTGGGGCAAATTTGAAAGAAAGGTCGGTGATATGAATTGACAAGAGATATGCTGAAGTCTATAATGAATTATTATCAGCGACGCGAAAAACGCCTGCAACTGCGCCTTGATTCAGAGGACAGCCCAGAGGGAGCATACCGTTATCGCCGTGCCATTCGTCGTAATCGAGCCAGTTTGAACTCAATAGAGGGCTTCTTCAGAACAGATGCTGGCGGCTCACAAGAAAACTGGGTCACCATCAACGGAACCCACGTCCTCATTGATGAGAACGGTGTCGCGCAAAGCGGCGGCAAACTCAAGGGAGCGAGCTTTAAGAACGCAAAGTCAACTCCGAGCAAGAAATCTTCTCAAAGCTCCGCAAGCGCAGAAAATACTCCGAAGGCTCCACAGCCTAAAGGAAACTATCATGTCCCGGTTTCAAAAGCTGACAGCAAGGCTTTGCAGAAATATGGTGTACGCAATGATAAGGAAACCACTATTATTGAGCAGACGCATACTGGGGGAGATCAAGAGGTAAAGCGCCTGTATGGCGAAGGACAAATGACCACCCTTGAATTTGCGCAAAAATCTAGGGAGGCTGTTGAATCATGGAGTGACGAAGACAAGCTATTGGATGCTGCATACACGGGTGCAGACAGAAAAATCTCGATGCATACCGACTACGAAGAACTGAACAGAAAGCTCCGTGAAGGAGAAAAACTTAGCGATGAGGAGCAGGCGGTAGTAGACCATTTCAGCAGGTGTGCTAAACCATTGGGTAAAGACACGGACTTGTATCGAATGGTTAATTCAAACTATGTGCAGTCGCTTTTTTCTTCGACGGGAGCTTTGAGCCTTGAGGATTTGGCAGGCAAGACTGTTACCAATAGTGCCTTACAATCAACTTGTGTTGGCGTTAATACATTCTTTGATAGAAACGATGTTGCCATAAAGATTAAAGCGCCATCCAATATGCCCGTATGCCTGACAAGCGATGTGTCCGAAGGCGAAATTGTCATACCTGCTGGTGCAAGGATGAGAATAACATCTGCACGGACAGTTCATAAGCCTACATGGGAAACATCAAAGGGCAGTGACGGACGCATGAAAGTGACGGTATTATCTGAGGGCGAGATTCTTCCGCTTCCCAAGTGGGAATCAGTTCGAGGATTACGAAATGCGGGTTGCCGTTCGGAAGATATTGCACCCGACTGTGGCTTTGCAGTAAGGTTATATAGCAAAAACAGATCCCCGACCAAAGAGTTCCGAGGAACCTATATTGAAATGGAGATCGTAGGATATGAACAATGAAATCACAAGAATATGCTGTGATGTCTGCGGTGCATATTTAGAATTTGACGGTGAGAAGTTTGCGCCGATCGACAATAATGGATGCTGCGTCGAATGCGGTTCTTATCAGGTTGATGAAGCATTTCTCAATCCCGATCAGATGGGATTGTACGGTCCCGGATGGCTCAACTTTGAACGGTTTGGCTTCCTGTGGAATCTGCGAATGTTACCCAAGAAAGGGTATATGCGAAGTCGAAAGCCTTATGACATTTGGCGCAATGCCCATCCTGAACTTGAAAAGCCGTTTAATATGTGCAGCTTCAAAGAAAAGCCAGACATGGAACAGCGCTTGCTGGAGGTATGGGACGTTCCGGATGAGGATGAGGACGAGGAAGACGACGAATAACTGAATATCAACATGCGAGAGCGATGGGAAACCGTCGCTCTTTTTGTTTTGGAGAAAAAACTATGGCAATGTTTCAGAATCCGGGGACGTTCTTTGTTGGCGGGACGCTGACCCCGGTAGAGCAGCGCTTCATCGCGGTTCTTTTGAAAAACGCCCATAAGCAGGGGTACACCCGGTTCGTTGAGCCGTGTGCCGGCGCTTTCGCCATGTCGCACATCGCGGCGCAGTGTGGGTACAAGCCCAGCGAGATTGAGGCCAGCGACGTTTCGATGTTCACCTCCATCATGGGATATGCTATCACGGGCCAGTCCCTTGAGGAGCTGGAAATCAGAGCGGATGGCTTCACGAATGAGGAACTGCTCGACCCTGCGGTTGCCCTCTATGCCCAGTTGTACCTGCGAACCGTAAAGAACGCCGGGAAGGAATACTTCTACGGCATCATGCGCGATCTGGAATACCGCAAGGAGGAACATCTGGCGGAAATCCGTGCACAGCTCGACAGGGCCAAGCAGTCCTTGCATGGGATGAGCTACCGCCCACTGGATATGTGGAAGCACCTTGAAACGTGCTATGATGACCCCCACTGTCTTGTGGTCGCAAACCCGCCCACCTATGCCGCTGGCTTCGAGAAGTGGTATGACACCGGCGGGCGCATGACGTGGAAAGAACCTGAGTACGGCATCTTTGACCCGAAGACCGGGCTGACTGAGCTGTACGACAAGATGAACGATGCCAAGTGCCTTCTGATGTGCTACGAGGAGAACGCCCCGGGCCTCACTGCCGGGCATCCTGTCTTTGCCCGGTATGGTGTGCGTGACGGCATCAACGTGTACCTGACTACCAACCGCCCGGATGAGGCGACCATGCTTGCCGAGGGTAAAATGATTACCCGCCCGAACGAGGGCAAGCTGGAGCCGCTGGATTGCAGCATCCTGCCGCGTGATTATGAAATCACCCGCAAGAGCAAGATTCAGATTACTCAGATCGAGCGCACCGCCGCCCAGTATTACAGAAAGCTCTGGACGCACAACTTTGTCGGTTCGTCTGCGCCTATCAACATGGCCGTCCTCATCGACGGCAAACTGGCTGGCGTGTTCGGGCTGGATAAGTCAGCGCTCACGATGGGAGCCTTCGGTACGCAGGTTTCCGATGCTGTGTTCCTCATGTACGGCATGACCGTTCCCCATAAGACCTACCGGCTGGGGCGGCTTCTGACCATGCTGGCACAGAACAGGCCGCTGATTATGAACATCTGCACGGATTTGGAGAAGGAAAAGGCCAAGTCCCTCAAGACGGTGCAGATGACCAAGTACCCGGAGGCCAAGGAAATGCGGGGGCTGATGGAGTTGACCAAGAAAGTCCCGGATAAGAAGATGGGCTACCGGCTCACATACGAGTCGCCATTGTACGACAGAAACGCCAAACAGGCATTGAATGAATGGTTAGGGAGGGAAGAACGATGGCAGAAACAGCGCGAGAAAACCAAGTCAGCAGCGCAGCCGTAAAGTATGAAACGGTCGCCGACATGGGTTCCGGTCTGGTCATTGCCAAAGTAAAGCTGACCGACTTCCGCGAGCAGGACATCAACGCTCGCATTATGAAGACCGAGATGCAGAAGCAGCTCACCGACAACATCAAAAAGCGGGGCCAGCTTGAAAGTCTCCCGTTCTGCGCACTCATCGACGGCAAGATCGAGATTATCTCCGGCCACCACCGCATCCGTTCTGCAAAGGACAGCGGTGTGCTGACGGAGCTTTTTGTCATTCTGGACACCACCGGCCTGCGGCGCTCTCAGGTGGCCGCAAAGCAGTTGGCGCACAACGCCATCAGCGGCTTTGATGACCAGTCCACCCTGAAGGAAATCGCCAAGATGATCGACGATGTGGACGATATGCTGGAAAGCTACATTGGCAAGGACATCATCGGTGAGCCTATGGCCGAGCTTGAGAAGCTGCTGTCCCCGAAGGTGGAGTTCGACTGGAAGAACGTCACGTTCACCTTCCTGCCGCACCAGCTCCGCGATTTGGACCAGCTTGTGAAGGTTCTGGGTTCTCTCAGCCCCGATATGCTGGGCGTTGCCGATATTGACCAGCACGAGGAGTTCATCGAAACCATCACGAAATATCAGCAGTTTGCCAATGTCAAGAACGCCGGCGCTGCCATCCATGCCATGATTAAGGCCACCGAGGCCCTGTTCGATGACCTGCACTTTGACGAGAGTCAGGAATGGGTGCAGTTGCCTAACCTGTTCGGCTCTCCGGCCATCCCCAAAGAGGCTGCTGATACCATCACGCAGGCGCTCGACAAGATGGTCAAGGAGGGCGAGATCGGCCCGAAGAACAAGTGGCAGGCCCTTGAATACTGGGCTGCGGATTATCTGGCAGGGAAGTAGGTGATAGCAAATGCCTACGCCTCTAAAGTACAATCCGGCGTACCACGATGACTGGGCATGGTCACTTGCTATCAAGGGCGCAACAGATCAGGACATTGCCGATGCCTTCCGCGTTTCGCGTAGGACCATCATTCGCTGGCGACAGACGTACCCGTCGTTCAATACGGCCTGTCAGAGCGGAAAAGAAGTCGCCGACGCAAAAGTAAAAAAATCTCTGTTTGAACGCGCTGTAGGCTTTGAATATCAGGAAAAGGAAAGCGTCATTGACGTAGACCCTCGGACTGGTGAGCAGAAGCCGGTCCGGGTCAGAACGCTCACGAAGAAAGCCGTTCCCGATACAATGGCTCAAATGTACTGGCTCAACAATCGTTGTAGAGAGGAGTTCTCTCAGACTCAGAAGGTCACGCTTGATGGTTCTGTTCAGGCCAGACCTTATGAGAACCTGAGCGAGGAGGAGCTGAGGGAGGCTCTGGCCTGCATGAGCGATGAAGAAGACTCCGAATAAACGCTCCTATTCTAAAGCTCAAAAAGCCGCGTCCCGTGAGGAGCTTCGTAATGAATTGGCGAGACGGTACTATGCCGATTATGTCCAGTACGTTCACATGGGCAGGTGGAAAAGAGCCAGACACCTCGACCTCGTGTGTGAGAAGCTGGAAAGCATCATGGAGGGAAAAACCAAGCGGCTGATGATATTCATGCCGCCGCGCCACGGCAAGTCCATGACCGTGACCGAAACCTTCCCCTCGTTCTATCTGGGCAAGAACCCTGAAAAGCGGGTCATCGAGATCAGCTACAGCGGCGACCTTGCTCAGCAATTTGGCAAGCGGAACCGCGATAAGGTCGAGGAGTTCGGTCCTGCGCTGTTTGGGCATACCATCTCCCAAGTGCAGGCCACCAAAACGAACTGGAACCTCGACAACGGCATGGGCGGCATGATCTCCGTTGGTATCGGCGGTTCCATCACCGGCTATGGCGCAGACCTGCTTATCGTCGATGACCCCATCAAGAACCGCGCTGAGGCTGAATCTGCTACCTACCGCGACAAGCTGTGGGACGAGTACCAGTCCACGGTGAGTACCCGACTGCACGCAGGCGGCGCTGTTATCATCATCCTTACCCGCTGGCACGAAGATGACCTTGCCGCCCGGCTCCTGAACCCGGAGTACGGCAAGGTTGAGGACTGGGACATTATCTCGCTCCCAGCCGTTTGCGAAGACCCGGCTACCGACCCTCTGGGCCGTGAGCTAGGCGAGGCGCTGTGGCCTGCGGGCGGCTATGACGAAGCATGGGCTGCACAACAGAAAGAGACCGTCGGTACATACGCATGGTCTTCTCTGTACATGCAGACCCCCACACCAAGCTCCGGCGGTATGTTCAAGAGAGAGTGGTGGAAACGCTGGGCGGCGCTGCCGTCCGGCCTGCATGACTTCATCCAGTCGTGGGACTGCACCTTCAAGGACAAGGACGGTTCAGACTTCGTTGTTGGACAGGTCTGGGCAAGGAAAGGCGCAGACCGCTATCTGCTCGATCAGGTGCGTGGCCGCATGAGCTTCACGGAAACGCTGGATGCCATGCGCGGGCTTTCCTCCAAGTGGCCCCAGACCACAAGAAAGCTGGTCGAAGACAAGGCCAACGGCACGGCGGTCATCGACGTTCTGAAGAAAGAAATCCCCGGAATCATCCCGGTGGAGCCGTTTGGTGGCAAGGTGGTCCGCGCCCATGCGACCACCGCTGTGGCTGAAGCTGGGAACGTCTACATCCCAGCGGCATCTGCCTGCCCGTGGGTGATGGACTTTGTGGAGGAAATGGCGGCGTTCCCAAGCGGTGCGCACGATGACCAAGTTGACTGCTATTCGCAGGCGAACGCCTATTACAACGACAATACGTTTGATATTCGTTCGCTGATAACGTAAGAAAAGAGGTGAATGCAATGCTGATTATTTTCTCGGTCAATGACCAGAAAATCACCCATGACCTGAAAGGCCAGCTTGTCGCAGGCAGCATAGACATTGTGCAGGCCGCATTCAAATTTGACAGCTCGTGGGATGAACTGGACAAGATCGTCGTCTTCACGAGCAGCGCTTGTCCCAAGCCCGTCCCGGTGCAGTTTGCCGATGAGGCGTTCTACATCCCGAAGGATGTGCTGAAGCCCGGCAAGCTCTACGTTTCCGTGGTCGGTTTCGGGCTGGATGGTCGGAAGAAAACTACGCAGAAGTGGGACATCATGCAGGCTATCACCGTTCAGAATTGCGGCGATGGCGGCGATTGTGACCTGCTGCGATATTTGGCACAAGGTCAGGTCGCCGACGGGAAAGTCGCAAAGGACGAAGAAGTCAAAGATATGCTGGACACTGTGTTTGGCAAATCGGAAGCTCCCAAACCAGACCCCGGTGGCTCGGACTCCAATGACAAGAACGTCAGCGAGGATGACATTGCCACCGATAAGGACGTAGCCGATATGCTCAACAAAGTATTTGACTGATGTCCTCTCGCCCTTGAAAGAGGGCCTTAATTCGTCATAGCAGCGCTGAAACTGCTGTGAAATATAATTTTGGAGGTATGCAAATGCCCGTATCCGCAAGTAAGCTTGTAACCCTCGCTCAGTTGCAGGCGCAGGCGGAGAGAGTGAAGCAGGAGCTGGCGAAGTATACGCTGGCATCCGAGCTTGGCTCCCTCGCCAAGAAGAGCGAAATTTCGGAAGCTGACCTCTCGGCTGCTCTGAAGTCCGTTATTGACGGAAAGATGGATGCAGCAGACAGCATGACGACCGAGGCAATCAACAGTGCCATCGCCACCGCCATTGCAAAGTCTGCTCATGCACGCTTCGAGAAAGTTGAGAAGGTTCCTTCCAACGATGAGGCGCAGGATAATGTGCTGTATCTGGTGATGAATGCTGCCACCGGGTACTACGACATTTACGCTAAGGTCGGTGAGGAGGTCGTCCGTCTGGATGATACCACCGTTGACCTGAGCAACTATGCGACCATCGAACAGCTGAATGCCGTTTCTGGCGGCATTGGCGGCACGGTGTATGCAGGCACGAAGGAAGACCTGTCTGCATCCGATGATTCGGTTATCGCCGCGTATTTCAAGGCGCACACCGACGTGGCCGTCAAGAAGGGCGATGTCTTCGTGGTCACGACCACCGTTGGCAACTCTACCTACGAGAAGTCCGCCTACTTCTACAACGGCAAGGCGTGGGTGGCGATGACCGGCAATGTTGATGCCGATAAGGTCATCCTGCGCGAGAACATCACGCTGGCCGGTGGCTATACGCAGGTCGGCAACCTGACCAAGAGCCAGAACGGCACGGCCACTTTCTCCACCAAAGGCAAGAGCGTCATGGATGCCCTGACCGAGATTTTCAGCAAGCGGCTCCAGCCCAGCATCATCGCCCAGCCGTCCATCGGCACGTTCACGCTGACCGGTGCTGGTGCTGTTGAGGCCGGCACTAAGGTAGCTTCTGCGGCCTACTCTGCTGCATCCCTGAATGCAGGCTCCTATCAGTACGGCCCGGCCACCGGCGTTACCGCTACCAACTGGAAGGTCGAGCGCATTACCAATGCGGCCACTGCGCAGGTCGTGTCTGTGGCCGCTGCATCCCTGA